CGCATTCTCAAAATTAATGATGTGATATCGCGGATCCACCCCATTCTGTGCTATAAGGGTGTCCCAGGATGGAAATCCACCCAAAACGGCATCAATGGACATACCCATCTTGTTCCACGTCTCAACATCATCTTTTCCGGCAGCACGAAATGCCTGTTTCAACATTTCTTGAGAATCAATGCCGCTTACCTCAATACAAGCTTCGTACAAACATTGCAATCGATCGTAAGCATCTCGATTTGACGCGTATGTACCGTACGCGTGACCGAGAGTAGATAGGATTACATCTACCAGTTGTCGCGGTTTACTAGTATCATTTCCAATAATTGCCCTCACGATATATTCCGACGTTTCTCGGAAAGGAAGAAAAAGCGGCTGACCTTCCGTGTCCTTGTATGGATTTATGACGAATTGGTGGCGCAGAAATGTAGCGCCTCTCTCCACCAAGAAGCCATTTTCCTGAATGGAGCAAAAAGCAACACCATCCAGCATCCCTCTTATCTCGACATCAAAAAAATGTTTCATAAACGTGACAAATTTTGAGCCTGAGAGTGCTGCTGAAACGTCGGGATCTGCCGTTTTATTGTACAAATGGTCGTCTCCGTACACCACTATCATAATCAAATGTATCAGAAATGCTGCACTGATCTTACGAGCTACCTCTGGGGATGACTGCTGGATTTGCAGGCTCACAAATAAGAAGAACCACATAGCCATTACCCACGAATCCATATGAGAAGTATTCTGGCAACCGGATGGCACCCCCCCGCGCTGTTGCGCCCACAATGGACCTAAGAGATGAGTTATACGGCACAACAAATTCCGAATCAAGAATTTTGTAATTTCCACTCTTGCGGGGTAATCCTCCGTGGTAGGATCATCATAAATCAGACCCATCGAGAAATACATATCAACCATATTTCCGAGAACGCGCTGATCGAAATTAGTAACATCTCCTTCCACCAGTGTGGGAGCTAACGCCGACACTAGGTCCTTTATGCCCAACATATATGCCAAAACGTCTGCCCCTCCATGTTTCCATGTGCCACCTATTCGAATGACATTTCCGCGTTCCACTTTCATGCGCTGGCCTACCAACATCTCCATGCACGCAAACAACGAAGATGGATTCACAAAAGTACGACATTTGTTAATGTTTTCTTCCCATTGTTGTTCAGTAAAACGCTTCCCTGGATGATAACCCGTCTCGACTTTAAAGGAAGTCTCCCAGTAAATGGCTGGATCATTTGCTGGATCTCGCAAGAATTGTAATACACCATCTAGATCCGACAGGTGATTTTCATATTTTTTTCCATTGGGGGTCACCTTAAGTGTTACATCGTCGGTCAGCTTGACTGTTCGCTCTGGCCCTGGATTTTTCCCTGCTGATGCTGCAAGGTAGCGTGCATCTAGACCATCCACGTCCAAGTCCATTTTATACATCCCCCAAGCCGCTCGGGTACCTATGGCCGTGTAGAGCATCTCCTGCGCCTGAGGAATCAACGGAGTCAGCGTTTCCGCTATCGGTTGAGGTTTATGAGTACCTGCTGCATTCTTAAGAATGGTAGTTGCAGCCTTCAACGGGTACAGATTCTCTGCCCGCGCAGTCCAATGCGGGTAGCCCTTCGTTTTCCCATATGCTATTTGCCACATGGAAACCCCAAAAGAACGGGCCACTATATCTATCAATTTTGGTGACTCTTTCAAACGATCTTTTTCGTGCTCCCAGTCCTGTTCTCCTTTTTTTGAATCCTCCGAGAACATGGTCTCATACACACGGTCATGCAGGACTGGACCAATCCGACGAGTAATATGCTTACGATCTGCCAAACGGACCGCACGCTCAATAGCTGGATCTGGCTGACTTTTTATAGTGGAATTGGGCCATGCCATTTGCCGGACTGGTGGTTCAATGATATCCACATTTGTCTGTGAAAAGCCCGCAATAATATGTGGAACACTTGAATTTTCCATCACAGGAAGTATCCTGCCCCCCTCCCATTTATAACGGGACATCAGATTAGCTCCCCACTTCTTAACTTCTACATCAAACTCCTTCATTGGTATCTTGTAGGAATACTCCGCAAGCTCTACACATGACCCCTCTACCAAGGTGTGACAATCACATGCAAAGTGCTCGGGGGGGCAGCTCGGATTAATTTGCTTCGAAATCTTTAAGTATGCACCGGCAACCGTGCCTTTCTTGCGAGAATCCTTAAAGAATTCCCTAAGGATCAACGTCTCTGGTGTAATTGGTAGTGTTCTCATAAAACGTTGCAGCGTAAATAGGATACTATTAATAGATTTAAAGCCTTTATAGTAACCAATAGAAATCTTTGTGTTCTTCTTAGTTGCCAGCTCCTCGCAAGCCGACTG